TCACGATAGAGCATCAGATAGTAGACGCAGTGCATCATTATGCACCCGCTCTAGCGTGTGTGTGCCCTGGTGCAGCATGGCGTCGATTACCCGATGCGCCTTGGTGCCGGCAGCCTTGATCCGTCGCCCCTTGGACCGGATCGCCCGGCGCACCACTCGGTTAGGCGCCGCCGATGCCTCCGCCTCCAGATCCGCGAGGACGGACTCCATTGCCGCAGTGATCGCGGCTTTCAGGCTCGCGGCGGCGGCTTCAGCCTCGGCACGTTCCGCGCCCCGCTGGTCAGCGTCGTACATCATGCCGCCACCTCGCGGCGCGCAAGTTGGGCCTCGATACCACTGCGGCCGGGATAGTCGCCCAACACCTTCTCCTTCACACCGTCGCGGGTAATCTCCACGACGGTACAGGAACCGCCCACGGTCATCAGGAGGCGGTTATCGTGCGCGACCTTCTGCTGCACGAGCGCGACCCTGAAGAGACGTTCGTCGTCCAGGTCAGGCTTCACTAGATGCGCCACGTCGCCCAGGTCGGGGCGGAGGTAGGAGCCCGGCGTAAGATCGGTACGGGTCACGCTGCCATCTCCCGGAGCCCACAGCACGACCGCGCGCGCGGTGCCGTTCGCGTCTACCCCGGCAATGGTGGTCTCGAATCCCTTTCCGTCAGCACGTTCAAAGTCAGCGACCACGTAGGCCGTCTCAGCGAGTGCCACAGCCTCATCAAACGACCGCGCCGGCTTTAGGGCGCTCTCGATGTAGTCGCTAAAATGGACAAGACCACGACACGCAACCGCGACAGGTGCGTCTGGAAGTACATGGGTTTTGCTATCTACTAGGGCGGCGGGCTTTCCGGTGGATGCGTAGTATTGCACCGTATCCTGCTGAATGCGGACGCGATGGGGTTCAAGGTAAATGTTGCTGACGGTCATGCCACGGCCTCGTTAATCATGGTTTTGATCTTGGGATTAGCCTTCACGGCTTCGGGGAATTCGTCGGAATCTCGGCCGATAGTCTCGGATACACGGCGGATCTCGTCATTGAATCGCTCGTGCTCGCGGATCGCCTCGGCTGCCGCGTCCTTCTGGTCGCGCAGTGAGTCAGAGAGTCGCCGGTTTTCCTCGTAGAGCTTGCGGATCTCGGGGGCGGTTTCGGCGTACACGTCGCCCAGTCGGTCCCGCAGGTCGGCCTCGAAAAGAAGCTGCTCCGCCAGGTCTTTACGTCCGGCGATTTCCAGCCGCAGGGCCTCGTTCTGCGCCTCGAACGATGTCCGCATGTCGTCCGCCACCCCGAACAGATCGTTCAGGCGGTCGCGTTCCGTCTCGGCGGCCTTTCTCAGTTCGTCGGCCCACCGCTCGGATTCCTTAGTCGCCCTGGCCGTGCTGATAGTGGCGACGTCCAGCGCCGCCGCCGTCTGCGTCACAGCCTGGCCCGCCTTGACGGCCGCAAGCTCGGCCTTCTGTAGTTCGCTAAGCTGCGGCATCACGCCACCGACAGGCCCGCCCGCAGAGAGATCCACGCCGAAGCCCTCTAGCGTGCGTTTGCCGAGGCCGATAATGGAGCCGTCCACAATCGCCTTGCCGGCGGCCCCAAGGTCCATATCCGCGACGGACCGAATAAGGCCGACAAGCTCGTTAATCTCACGCGCAGCCTGGCCGGCGGCGGTGCCGATGAGGCCGAAGGTGAACTCGACGTTGCGCTGGAAAGTCGGATCAGCAATGACGCTGCGCATGTCGTCGATGGCATCGACTACCCGGCGGGTGCCGTCTTCCGCCTCGAACGCCGTGGCGATGGTGCGTTCCCATTCGTTGCGTAGCTGAGTGAGGGCGTCACTTGCCCGGCGGGTGGCTGAACCGAATTCCCGATCCAGGGCATCAGCCTGCGATTCCAGGGCAGCGATAACCCGCTCAGCCGTAAGTTGCCCCTCGCTGCCGAGGTTGCGAAGCTGGCCGACAGTGACGCCGAGACCGTCCGCGATTGCCTGCGCAAGTCGCGGTGTCTGTTCCAGCACGCTATTCAGTTCCTCGCCGCGCAGGGCGCCCGCGCCAAGGCCCTGCCCCAACTGGAACAGGGCCGCCTCAGCCGACTGCGCGGAGGCGCCGGAAATGGCGATGGCCTGATTCACGGACTCAGTGACAGCGACTAGCCGCTGCTGCGAGATGCCGAGGCTATCGGTGGAGCGGGCGAGGCGCGTGTAGAGGTCCGCCGTGGCGCCGTAGGTCGCATAGGTCTCTTGCGCGACAGCGAAAAGAGACCGTTGTGCCGTCTCTAATTCTGCTGTGCTCGCTGTGACCAGCTTCAGGCGGTTTTCGATGCCGGTATAGGCGTCTGCGACCCTCAGGAGGTCGCGCGCCATCATGCCTGCGCCCAGGCCGAGGAAGGCACCCTTGAGGGCGCTCGCGCCGCTCACGAGCGACCGGAAGGCGTCATCGCCTGTTCGCTTGGTGGCTTTGAGTCCGGTATCGAGTTCCCGCGCCTTGCGCTGGATGTCCTCGAAAGACCGCGTTACCTCCGCAGCGCCTTTCTTTGCTGCGGAGCCGTCGATTACGATTGCGACGCGATGTTCAGTCGCCATGGAACACCCCGAGGCTCTTGTCGGTGCCGCTGACGGCAGCAATGAAGATCTCGTCGTACGCGGTGCAGGCGCGCTTCAGCGCCTCGACCATGCCGGGGTACTGACAGACGAACGCGGCGACCGCCCCGGGGCTGAACGGATCGCTTACGTCCCAAGCCTTGATGCATCGCTTCACCAGGCGCTCAACGCCACTACGGACACGTTGCGGGGACGCGCCAGTAGGGAACAGCCGGTCTAGATCGATGGATCGAGAGGGGCGGATATCGAAGCCGATTGAAAACTCTTCTGTGTCAGAAGATAGATCAAAGTAAATCCACATTCGGGTATCTCCGGTTTCACAAAGCAAAGCCATTGTAAAGCCCGGAGAAAAGCCCAAAGAAATAGGGCGCCAGCCCTGCTAGCGCCCTATTCCCGGAGATGACCCACACCAAGGGACTCGTAACCCGTGATGCAGATTGATTATGCGAGACCTATCTGCCGGGCGACAATTCCCACGATGATGGGGATTACCGTCGCCATCCCGACCAGTCGCCACTTCCACGACTCTAGCGCCTCAACACGCGGCGCCAGGTCCGCAAGCTGCTCGGCATGGACAATCATGCGCTCATCGAGGCGCACGACCTTTTCCGTCAGCGCGGCGATCTTATCGACGGTGAGGCGGATGTGCCGCACGTCGGTTTCAAGGGCCGCAAGTCTCTCGTTGGATTCGGTCATGGCGTAGCGCCCCGCCGGTCGGGTTCGGCGGGGCTTGCTCCTTAGACGGGCTTCTTCACGCCCTGGATGCGGACCACGGAGCGCGGATGCCACAGCACGGCGGGATTCGCGAGCCAATCCACGCGGATGCGCTCGACCGGCTGGGTCTGCAGTTCGCCCAGGTCGCGAACCTCCATGCCGGCCGTCTCGATGCCGCCGAAGGCATCGTCGCCGAAGTTGATGAGGTACAGGCTACAGGTCTCGGTATCGACGCCCTGCGTCTCGTTGAACGGCAGGAGCGGCGCCACCCATTCGGCGTCGTCGATGTCGGAGATCGGGATGCCGGCGTAGCTCTGAAGCTGTCGGCCGAAGGCGTCGGAGATGGTCTCCGTAGCCTGCCCAGCGGCACGCATCAGGGCGTTGATCTTGCGGCGAATCGTGCGGTTCGCAAGGATCAGCGACGGACGGCCGAACACCTGGTCAATGGCTTCATCGAGCATCGCAAGCTCAAGCTGCGCGCCATCGGTGCCGGCTTCGAGAACCTGCCCCGCGTCGAGCTTGTTGTTGATGCCGTCCGGCTGCAGCGGGTTCGCCGTGTTGTCGCCGCGCAGCACGACATGGCTCATCGCCTGCGACATCGCCTTGACCGACATTTCAATCTGTCGGCTGCGGTCCTCAGCGGGGTTCGTGGAAGCCTTCAGCAGCGACTTCGGGATGTCAACGTCGTGACCCAGGATCCGAGTCCGCTCGGTGACTTCGACCACGGTGCCAGTGCCTTCGGCGTAGGCCGCGCCGTGGTCGTACCACCCCGCAGTAGGCAGGCTAGCCTCGCGGACGAAGGTGTAGGCGTTGCCGCCGATACGGCGGAACGGAATGCGCTCCAGAAGGGGAGAGTTCCGCGCGAACATTTCGATCACGGAGGACTGCAGCGGATCCTGGTGGGTCTTGGACCACTCGGTAAGGGTAAGTGCCATGATTATTTACCTCGGTAGGCAGCCGTCAGCCGTTCGCGCGGCGACATGCTGCTGAAATCGGGGGGCGTCGGCGTGCTCTCAGGCTTGCGGCCGACAGAAGGGACGGGGGCGGGCGCCGGAGCCGTATCGAAAATGCCGGTCTCGCGGGCCTCGAAATACCAAGCCGCCTGCTTTGCCGGTGAAAGCTCCTTCGGGATCAAGCCCTTCAGGTGCTCCGGCACGTTCGCAAGGACGCGCTCAGCCATGAACGCAAGCTGCTCCTCCATCTCGCGCCGCTTCTCGACCTGTTCGTCGAAGCGGTCGCGCGGAATGAACTTCTCGCGCTTCTCGCCGCCTTCCGCTGCGGCTTCAGTGGTCTCAGCGACTACCGCCTCGCTGTGAGCGTCGGAAGTATCGACGGGTACCGCGCCGTCGTTCGCGTGAACATCATTAGACATCAAACGAATTTCCCTGGTTGGAAATCATCGCGCTTTCTTCGCGCTTCTTTTGCAGGAGGCGGACCGCTTCTTTCCGGTCGCCGTTGAGGTCGGCGTTCTCCTGAAGGAGCACGTCAACCTCGTTCCACACGCCCAGCGCACGGCGCTTGACGGCAGCCTCAAGCCGTTCCGTCTCCGACAGGGCCGCGCCGGGGTCGGCGAAGTCCACGGTGAGGGTGGCGTTCTCAGGAATGGGGGCGTCGGGGCGATGGTAGTTCCATACGCGCTTGACGGTCTCGAAGACGCGCCGCTCGACAATCCGCCACAGTTCGAGCTGGTCCCTGCGGTGCTCTTCCAGCGTGGTCCGCTCGGCGACCTTGGACGCACCGGACTCGGCGGGGCGGTCAATCTCAAAGGCAGACGATGACAGGCCGTAGGTGATCCCGAGGAACTTCATCTCGGCTTCGATGACGGCCATCGCTTCAGCAATCGCGGACTCCGGCTTAACTATCTTGAAGTCGGCGTCTTTGCTCGGCAGCAGGAGGGCCTTGCCGACGCCCGGCATATCGAAGTGGAGATCATCCACCCCCGTCGCGACCGGCATTCCGTGGACGGCTATGTCCAGCGCCCGATGCACGTTCATAAGGGCGATGTTGATAGCCGTCTGCGAGCTAATCAGGTCGTCGCCGCCGGCCAGGAAGAAGCGGTCATTCGGCGCGTAATCGAAGCACGGCACCAGCGGCACCACCCCGTACGGGTTCGCCTGCTCTTGGATGACGGCGCCCCGCCAGTCGCGCAGCCGGTAGCGGTCGGCCGTCCAATGACTAAACTGCCGGTCCATCATCTGCGCCGCGTCGTGCGTGATGTAGACTTCAGCCGGGCGCCACGGGTTCGCCGCTCGTACGTCCAGCACGTTCGGCGTCACCACGCGCACATCAAGACCCTGCGCCTCATCGTCCCACAGGACGGAGACCATCGAGGTCTTCAGTAGCGATGTCATGCGGTTGGCGCGCTTGAGCATGAGATTGACGCCGGCCTCGGCATAAAAATCTGCTCGCACATCTCCTGGTCGGCGCCATCGAACGTCCGCAGCGGCCAATCCGCGTATGCGTGGCTGCGCTGGTCGACGATGTAGCGAACCAGATTAAAGAAGAAGTGCCGGAAGGACTCAGGGTGCGCCCACTGCCGCGCAATGATGCTGCGCAGTTCCTCGATCTGTTCGTCGTAATAGAACTTGATCCGCTTCTCTGCCTCGCGCTTACGGGCCGTAGAAGCGTTAATCATGTCGAGGAAGCCGTTGCGTTCTTCTTTGGCTTCGCGTGCCTTAGTGATAAGGGAAATCATGGCTAGCCTTGTTTCGAAACTAGCCATGATTATATGCGCCGGGTAACTGTACGCGAAAATATCAGCGATTAACTACCCTTACGCCGATATTCGTCACCTTTGTCCGGTAGAAGTCCAGGAGGGACAAGGGCGCGCAGCCGGCCCGCTCGACGTACTGGTCGTACATCAGGGCAAGCTCGGCGAAGGAGCGGCATTCCTTGGCGCACAGGGGGCGGACGGTGCCGCCGTGAAGGATGCAGGCGCTCGACATGACGGGCGCCGCGTGGCAACTGACGCCGTGTAGCTCGTAGCTGTTGAGGTCGACGTCCTGAAGCCGCCAGATAGCCCATGCGAGGGCTAGAACGTGGTCGTCATGCCCGCCGACCGGGTGGGAGAAGACGGGGACGCCACCCGCGACAAGCGCCATCTCGAAGACAGCCAACTCTTCAATCAGCGCCGTGAATGACGGGTGGACCTTGAGTCTGCCTTCAAAAGCGAGAGTGTAAAGCAACTTGCACGCGGCTGCCTTGTTGTTCTGGTTGACGCTGATAGTCTTGGAGTCGTAGTCCCGCGTCTGTGCCCAGTTGAATACGTCCTGCGCGTTGTAGACTTCGAATGCAGCCCGCTTGATCTTGTATTCGTGCTCATAGCGCAGGAAGTTGGCTTTGATCCCACCGCCGGTGCTGCCGTCAACGGCTGAGGAATCGACGACGTAGTAGCATTCGTCCTCTTCCTCGCGCACCTTCACGACGCAACTGGTCACGGTGGCGTCGCCGTGGCTGGAGTCACCCCACGCGCGGTCGAGTGCAGCGGCCGACATGAAGCCGCGGCCCGCCGTCAGTCCGTCGAGGTCGAGCGGGTAGGCGTCTGCCGTCATGCGTGCCATCACGTCGGGCCGGAACAGGGTATCCGACGACATCGCCCAGTTGTTGAGGTGCTGCTGTGCCCATTCCAGCGGCAGCATGGTCCGGGAACGGTGCTTAAGCGCTTGGAGGCTGATCCACTTGGGGCAGTTGGCGAATGCGTCGTCGTTGTTCGCGTAGTAGATGTGGGAGTAGTAGACGCCGCTCTCAGGGTCTTCGGCATCCTTGTATAGCTTATAGAGCGGGCTGGTTCGGCTGCCGACAGTAGAGTCGATCAGGACTAGCCCGCCTTCGGTGTCAATGGTCGCCGACGCTGCGGTGTCGAAAGCCTTGTTGTTCTTGGCCGCGTGGTACTCCGTAACCTGTGCCAGCGCGAACTTATACCCATACAAGGCCGTCGAGTTGTTCGCATAGGCGCAGATTTCATTCTTCGCCGGCTTGTAGGTGATTTTATCCGCCATGATGACGATAGAAGGGCTATCGCCGCTCATCATCGGCTGGAAGTACGGTGTCGCCTCCAAAATGCCGCGCACAGTCTCAAAGGCGACGCCGATAGCTTGCTTCTCGTTATTCCCGACCAGCGCCATCTTCTGATGCGTCCTAGTGAGAAAGCGCCACAGGATTATCAAGGCGGTTGCCACCGTCTTGCCGTGGCGTCTAGGCCAGCACAGGACGACGGTGGAGTATTTACCGCTCAGGGCCTCGGTGATCTCGGCGCGCTCGCGCTCGGAGAACTCGGCGACAACGGGCGGGCCGTCTTTCGACGGCACCATCGGTTTTACGTCGTCGATGAATTGGAAGAAGCCGGTGGCGCCGTTGCGCCATGCGGCAATCTTACCGCCCTTCGAGGCGCTGGATCGTTTCGCGGTGGGTTTCGTGGCAGGCTTTGAAGTGGTCACGGTATAGCTCTTCCAGTTGGGCGATCATCTCAATCAGGCGGGCGCGCATTTCGTCGGTCATGTCGAAAGCTCCAGGGGGTATTTCGCCTTCAGTTCGGCGATGGTGAGGGCTCGGTCGTAGGTCGCCATCCCTGACAGCGGGACGCCGTTCTTCCAAGCCCGGTAGCGGGTCGGACCAAGAACCTCCTTCTGGAAGTCCGCGTCGGTGGTGCGTAGCCAATCCTCGTACGTCGTGCCGGCGGGAACGCTCTGGATCCGCTTCGGCCGCTCCGACTTCGGGATGTCTTTGACGCTCCGGGTGCTCATCACGGCCGGCTGCGTCGGGGCAGGGGGCTCCGTCGTCACCTTGCCGCCGGTCAGTTCCGACATGCTGCGGGTAATGGGAACAAGTAGGGAACGGCAATTCGGGTGGAGGGGCGGTCGGACGCTGGCAAGCTCGGGCGAGTCTGCGGAGAACTCGCGGCCCGAAAGCGAGCGGCACGTCGGCGACACCCTGCCGTCGAGGGTGGCGAGGAATCTGAAGCCCTTGATAAGCGAAGCGTTGCGCTTGAAGGTCTCCATGTGGGTGCGCGTTGCCGCGTCCTGGAGGGCCGTACGCGCGAGCTTGCGGGCGCTGGTGCGCGACAGGTCGGCGACGGTCTCAAGGCGACGTGCGGCCTTCTCAATGCCTTCGCCGAGGGCTGCCGCGTCCCGTAGCTCATCGAGGACACGCTGCTCCGTCCGCTCGGCGAGTGCTGCGCCCCACTGCGCCCACGTCTTGCCCTGGTATGGCTCGGCGGTGAGGTTCGCCAGCATCTCCACGGGTACGGCGGTCCATGACACGCCAAGGCGCGCTGCCGCCGCTGCGGTGGCCGCTGGTGCGGTCTCGATGACTGCCGCCTGTGCCTCCGTCACGGTCTCCGACAGGCGCACAGCGAGGGCCGCACGGAGCGCCTGAAGCTCGCGGCGCACCTCCTGCAAGCGGTCGTAGGTGAAGGGCGCGTCGTCGCGGTTCCGCCGGCTGAGGTTGCCCGCTACCTGGTCAAGCACGCGCTCCACGTCACGGGCGATCCGGGCTGCCAGGTCTTGCGATAGGCCGTCTACGCGCAGGGCATAGCGCAGCAGGGCGTCCGCCATGGGGTCGGTGCTCATGCGCCGCCCCCGATCAGTTCGGCGGTGTGGGCGTCAATGCCGGGGCGGTCGCACTCGCCGGGCGTCACGTCACGGAGGCGCGCCGAAAGCCCCAGTTCCTTGAATATGCCGCGCAGGGCGTTGACCATGCGCACGTAGTCGTTCGCGCCTTCGCCGCCCTGCATCAGCGTGGCGCTACTGGAGTCGAGCGCGACCTTCAGGGCCGCCGCCTGTTTGATGAGGATCAACTCGGCGTAGGTGACTGCATCCCCGTACTGGCGTACTAGCTCGATGCATGTCTCCCGGTAGTTCTGCGCGAGCGCGGTCCTACCGTCAATCTTGGAGCCGTTGACGGTCAGAGGGTTCTTAGACGCAGATAGTAGAGCTTCCGCTAGAACCGTGCTGATATTGTTAGGGTACTGGGGGTTATCGACGTGCTTAGGCATAGGGTTCCTTGCGAATACCTAGGCCATATCACGGCCTATCTATGGGGTATTCGCAGTATGGCGGGTGCATACAGCTTGGAACCAATACGCTTTATTGGTGTGGCGTTTCGAGACTTCGGAGTCGCATAACCGCCGTTACGAATACCTTTTTCAAGTGTTCCGAAAGTCCCTGTCAGCGTTATGCGGAGAGCAAAAACATTCGCCCGTTTTTTACTATCTCTGAAGGCTCGCGCGGGCGCCTGTTTTACTTCCGCTGGTCTTGGCATGCTGTGGTTGTGGCTTTGGCTGGTAAAGCAAAAAGCGTGCCAGTTAAAGCCCGGACGCGGGGCGCGTTGGTCCTTTGATCGTAAGTCTTGAGCGACTGTATGACTTATGTTTTCTTTATACGATCCCGACAAATGCGGTAGGTTAATCGTGCGGAGCGTCCCAACGAGCCGCGACAAACTTACCCCCGGTGCAGTTCCCCGCGCCGCACCGGGGGGTTTTGTCAGCTTGGTTCGGCAAAAATGAAGCCCCCGCCGACACCTTAAGGCGACAGTGGTTCCACGGTTATGAGACAAAAAGCCCCGCCGGATCCGGTGGCGGGGCTTTCTGTCGGTCTGTAGGAGAGAAGGGAAAACCAATAGGCCGGTCGGGTGTCAGAAGCCCAACCACAAAGGATACGCCGGGGGCGGTGCAGGGGTTCCCGCCGCCGCAAAAAAAAAGAACCCCACCGCCTTGGGGGCGACGGTGGGGCCAGTGCGGGGGAAAGTAGGATGATGGAACGTGCATGCTATGCACACGTGGGCAACGCCTCTGGTTTTGGAGGGTTTGCGACCAAAGCCGCGTGTCCCACCTATTCCTTTAGGTAAGCGATTTGATCGGGGCGACGGCGGGTTGCGGCTTTGCAAGCGGGGCAAGGAGTTAAACGCGGGCGGATGAGGCAACGAAAAAGGCGGACCCTGCGGCCCGCCTCTCTCTGGTCAGTAGGTGATGAGCGCCTTCGGAGGCTTCGGCGCCTTCGCCTTCCGTCGCCGCTCCTGTTCCTTAACCAGCTTGTCAGCAGCCGCGAACACGTCGTCGGCAGTCGCCCAATCGTCGTTGGATGCGTGCCAAGCCTCCAGCACAGCCACGGTGCGCTCATCCAGCTTCATGGCCTCGATGCGCTCCATGGTGTCCAGGATCGCCACCGGGTCGCGCTGGTCGGTGCCGTGGTTGTAGGCGGCGAGGGTGACGACGTTCAGGACGCGGGCGGCAAGATCGGTTTTCATTGTAGTTCAATATCCTCTAGAGAATGGAAGGTCATTCTAGAGGTAGGGCAGGGCGGACAACAAAAAGCCGGGCGCTGTGGCCCGGCTTCGTGTCTTAGATCGCGTTGGCGTATCCGTGCTTCATGTGGACTGCCAGGATGTCCTTGTGGTGAGGCTCCATCTCGACATGATAGGCGTTGCCGCCGTCATGCACGAGGTAGAAGCGCATCCCATGCCAGAAGAACGTGATGCCGCGCTCCCCCTGGTCTCCCAGGAAGAAGGATCCATGGGTACCGTCCGGTTTGCGGATCAGTAGCCAATCCCCCGGCCCAAGGGGGTGCATCGCGTCCGTGACGTGGACGGGCAGGCCGTCTGTCATCTCGTTCACCACCACAGTTCCAACGGCAAGTTGCCCGACTTTAGTGTCTTCCATGTTGATCCCCCTCTTTAAGCATCGGGTTTATAGAAATCCCAGTCAGGATGATTCTCATCCATGACTTCGCCGTCCGGCCCATCATCCTCTTCCACTTCGGCGCCGTCGTCGTCGTTAGATTCCAGCGCGAGGTATGGGTGGTCGTGTATGGAAGCCTTTGGCCGCGAGTGCTGTAGCAGTTCCTCCAGGCAGTCGCGGCCCTCGCGTTCAGCCTCGGACATCCACGCCACCTCGCCGATTGCGTCCAGGCAGCTATAGAGTTGCCCGGACCAATGCATGATCTCCATCGCATCGGCCAAGCGGTGAATCTGCTCATCGCTGAGGTCGGTGGTGTGTCGTGACACGAGGTGCGCGTAGTGGATTAGGTGTAGCTGCCGCTTCATGTGCTGCTCGGCGCTGCACACGAGCATGGCGAGGCGTAGGATAGGGTTCTGCATCACGCGGCCTCCCCGCGAGCGAGGGAGATGTGGTCGCTTAACGTGGTCGTCCTCCGCCCGTCGCGGAACAGGACGCCGTAGAAGTCGCCGCTACGGTGCGTTACCACCGCTGGCGCGCGCTCGCCAACCACGTTCACAACGGCTCCGATCTCATTGGCGCATGTGGCGTTGCGGACGATGCAGACGCCATCCCACGGGTCCGTGGCCGGCGCATCCAAAATGGGTTCATCCTCAACCACCGGCGGGGCTTCTACTGGCTTCATAGCCGTTTCAGGCGTTGTGGGGGTGCTGCCAGAGTACAGCGTCTTCAGCCACGAGCCCGGATAGCCCGTAGCATCAGCGACGCGCGCCATGATCTGCTCGTGAGACACACCCTGCGAGATCGCCTTGCTGTACGCCTTCCATGCCCAGTCATCACGGCCCGCGTCGTCAGGGTAAACAGCGATGAACGCCTCGAAGAGATCACGACTAGCCTTCTTCGAGGCAAGGGACGACGCCCCGTTAGGGGCGGCGGCCTTTGCCGCCCTTTTCTTCAAGGCATGGGTCGGCGCCCCCCCAGGGGCGTCGGCCTGTGCCGCCCTTCGTTCCGTTTTCTCTTCCTCTTTCGTCAAACCGGCTTCATAGCCGGGTTCCTCAGAGGAATAGAAAGAGGAATCGGGTTGCATGTGCGCCACCGCAGAGGTCGCGTCTACGCCACTACCTAGTTGCGTGTCCGCTACTGCTGTGGTGGCGTCTGCGCTACCAGTGGCACACGCGCCACTAGTGGCGTCTACGCTACTACCCATATGGATTAGGTCGAAGTTCGGGGTGTAGCGATTGCTCGCCCGTCCGCCTTCGGCGCGCTCGATAGTAAGGTATCCTAGCTGCTCAAGAAGGTTGACGGCGCGAATGGCGCTAGTGCGGTCCATGTTGCCGTTCTTGGCGATGTAGCCATAGCCTGGCCAGGCATAGCCCTTGCCGGCGTTGTACCGCTCCAAAATCCAGTACATCGCAGCGATGTGGGTGCGAGACTTGCTGCCTCGGCTGTCATTAATCACCAGCCCAAGGAGTTGGTGCCGGTGAAGGAAGGAATCGGAAACCTCAGTGTTCATCAACCATGCTCTCAAAAAATGATCTGGCGACCATGTGGAGCAAGGCTTTCTGCGGCTTCATAGTTTGACACGACGGCCTCATGGCTCTATATTCGTGTCCAGGATTTAGATAGCCGCGTATGCCTTGCCTCCGGTCTCGTCGCCATACGAGACCGGATTTTTTTTATGCGTTCTGAGTCTTCAGCCACTCGCGGAACTCTGAGGGGCGGACCTTGAATCGCTTTCCTACCGGGCGGGCGACCGGGCATTCGCCCGCTTCGATCCGACGCAGTAGGGTCTGGTAGGAGTAAGGCGGCGGGAAGCGCCGCACGGCCTCTAGGATTGAAACTGGTTTTTCCACTTGCTTCGCCCGGAACAAATCTGATATCCCCCTGACTATACGGTGCCCTTGTGAGGAATGGGAAATTCCCACAGGTGCGCAACCGCCCACATATGGGTAGTCTAACCCTAAATGTCAAGGTTCGTTCCATCGAACCTTGCATTTTCTTGTGCATGGCTGATATGCAAAAACCCCGCACCTAATGGCGCGGGGTTTGCTGTTTGTGGCGAACCCGGCAGGACTCGAACCTGCAACCCACGACTTAGAAGGTCGTTGCTCTGATCCAACTGAGCTACGGGTCCAGAGAGGCGGGCAGGGCGCCCGCCGTAGTCACGCTGCGGTGGCTGCGTTGTTGTCCACCCACAGCCCGTCCGCCTCGTCCTGCATTGCGTCCTTAGCTTCGTCGAGGGCGGCTTGTGCGGCTGCGTACTCGCCCGCCAGGAACAGCGCCAGGGCTCTCTCCATGTGGGTGGCGACAACCTGCGTACCCGTCTGCGTCGGCATTCTCTCTACTCCGTTAGGTCGTTGGCGATGAACAAGTGATACGCCAATGGATCGCGCTATACCACAGAAAAACGGTCATATGGTCGTAAAGCATAGACAGTAAACTCTTACAACAAAACGCTTACGGAGTTAGGTTTTGCTTATGACGGTATTAGGGAATGTTTACGGGGCAGGTGATACGGTTCATGGCTTCGGCGAGGACTTCCAGCGGCATCTTTCCGTAGCGCCGTGCAACGCTGGTAGGTGCGTGTCCAGAGAGAACGTCCGAGACATGCTCATCCAGGTTCGCGGCTCGGCACATCGTCTTGAAGGTATGTCTAAAGCTATGCAGCGAGACTTCCGGCCGGCTGATCCCGATGTCGTCCAGCCACCTGTTGAATCGCTTGGATGCGGGGTCGCTGATCTGCGCCCGGCCTATGGGGATGCCGTTGAAGATGCGGCCCTTGCGGTTCTTTGCCCAGTCTACAAAGCCAAGATGGATCAGGAGGGGGTGAACCGGCAGGCGACGACGGCTGCTCTTGGTTTTGAGTGTTCGACCGCCCGACGTGGACACGTCTAGGAAGGGAATGCCGCCCTCCTCCTGCAAGTCTTCTGGACGCAGTTGGACAAGTTCGGATGCGCGGGTGCCGCTAAACAGGCTCAGCAAGATAAACCAGTAGTCGTCGCTCTTGTTCAACGGCGAGAAGGGCGCGGCGCTGAACATGGTGCGCAGTTCATCCTCCGAAAACGGCTCTCTATCGGTCTCGGATACCGGCGCACTAATCGTTATACCTGCCGTTGGAGACTCGTTCAGGTCGTGAAGGTTGATCGCGGTGTTGAAGAGAGACCGAACGAAGCTGAACAGTTTTTTCGCCGACACCCGGCTAACGCGCTCCACGTCTTGATCCCGATACTTTTCAATGAGGGTCGGGAAAGACAGGTCGCGGTCGCTGCCGGAAATGTGTTTCGGCTTTAGCAAGAGGGCATCGCGGAAGGCGCGGATGTGATTCCGCGTGTACTCCTTCACCGGGTGCACAGCGACATTGAACTTGACGAGCCAGCGACATTGTTGGTGACGACAGGGTCCGACCGGAGGGCGGGCGTAGCCCGGCCGTAGGTCGGACCCTGTCCGGCGCGGGTTTTGCCCTCGCCAGTGGCCGCGACGGCTGCCAAGGACATCCGGTCTTCAACCGCCAAGAAGATGACCGTGATGCCCGGCAGACCGATCACCGACCACCAAGCGAGGTTGTACATGACCCTGAGAAAATCGCATCGCCGGATTACGGCATCGGCCATGGCCGGCTTCAGCCCCAGCACGGGCGCGCGGCTGGAGACGGACCCGCGCCTGCCGTCGCAGAAG